TGGTATCCATCACATAAATCTTGGAAGCAGTAACCAAGCTATGAGGGATAACGGGAACGCCTACGATACGAACGTTACCATTCTGGTCGATAACCATGCCACCAGGGATAGAGTAATCGGATGGCTTGGTTTTCAACAAACCAGCCCAACCAGCGTGTGTGGTCAAGGAAAGATTTGGAGTCCAGTTCAACGCGCCCAATTGAGCTACATAATCAATGAACTTCTCAGCGGTGTTAGCACCAGAAGAAGAACCTGCGGTAGCAGAAGCGGCGATGGCGTTGAGGTAATATGTATCTTCAGCCTTTTGGAAGTCTTCGATCAAAGACTGCTGCAAATAAGCTTGCAAGAAAGGAAGGTCATCAATCATCTGACGAGATACTTTAGCGTAACCAGCGATGAAAGACAACGCGGTGTTTACTACGGTTACATCGTAATCAACTTGAGGCTTTGCAGAACCTTCAGTTTGCTTACCGAAAGAACCTTCACCAACGGGGCTGTTGCCACGAGGGAAAGATACAGAACCAGTTGATACGGGGATGATGTTGAACACACTTCTCAGGTGAGGGTTAACAAAGCTACGGAGAGCTGGGTTGTCAACATAAGAGGTGTAAACAGAACCAGTAAGGTTGTTAGAAATGGTCATAGTACCTACGGCCTTCAAATCCATCTCGTAAGAGAAACCTTTACCGTTACCACGAGCGGCAGACTTAATGTCGTTCCAACCCTTTTCGATAGCAGCACCAATTTCGCTCTTGATGTTGTTGATGTGGTCAGCGTAAGAAACGGCAACCTTCTTCTCTTCTTTAGCTTGGAGCTTACCAAAGGCAGCTTTAGCTTCTTTAACTTCGGCAACAGCTTCAGCAGCGGTCTTGTTTGCCTTAACCATCTCTTCGTTGATTTGCTCAACGCGAGATTCAAATGCTTTAGCGGCTTTCTCGGTAGCAGCTACAACCTCGGCCTTTTGCTCGGCCAACTTAGATGCCAAGGCATCTTCAAATTGCTTCAAATTTTCCATTTTGTTAGATTTTATTAATTATTGATATGAGTGATGACACATCAACCCTTTCCTCTCCTTTTTGCTGCTTGGGCTCCTCAACGGTGGCCTTCGTGCTACTCATTTGCTCAACGGCTTGTGCCAATTGCCTTACTTTAATAAGGCAAAGTTCTATTGTCTCATCTGTAACATCGCTATTACGGATGAACTTCTCGAAATTACGAATTTGTTCTTTAATCTCATCAATATTTTTTATTGACTTGATACCCAACATTGGTGTATGCTCATTAGCACCCCAAGCGGTCAAGGATGAACCTTCGAACAACATAACCTCATGTATCTCATTGGCGCTATCGTTTTTTTGCTCACGCAAAGTCCTAAAGCCAATGGAATGTTCACTAATTAGGCCACTCTCAACCATCTTTACAAAGTCTTGGCCCAATTGATGTTTACCTACTTGTGAACGATAGAAAAGGCCATAATTGTCCTCTTTGAGTTCCATTATCTTGCCCAATGGCTTAGATGGGTCATGGTTAAGCAAATGCTTAATCCTTCCCTTGGCATCCGGCCCCCAATCTTGGATTGACCTTTTAAAAGCTCCTGGCATCATTATATCCCCATCGGAGTCAACCATGCCAAAAGCACTAAAATAGCCACTAACAATACCTTGTTTGGCATCAACATCTTTTACCTCAAGGCTTTGGTTTTTGTAAACGTATATCATACTTTTCTTATTATCTATTTGGTCTAATTTTCTTATTGCCCATTCTATTCCGGCATCACCGCCCCACGCATCCCACATGATGCCTCCACATCCCTCATCATAAGGCACGTCCTTATTTTGTTGATGCCTTTTAAATGATGCCATCCTCGCTATCGTGTCTCTACTTATCTTCTCTCTGTTTGCGAGTTGCCTTGCTCTTGTCCAACCAACAGGAGTGCCGCAACTGCTGCCATTCTCCTCTTTATATTTCAAAGCCCTTTTGGCATTGTTAGTCGCTGCCTCTGGGTAATCATTGTAAGTCTCTTCTTTTTTGTCCATGTACTCATCCTCATCCTCCTCTTGTGCCAAATAAGCTCTATAAGCCCTATTTGCACTTTCTTCGCTTCTATACATACACTCACCATCCCCAATTCTCCAAAGACCATTTCCGCAACTTTCTACTGGCATAATTAATCTATTGTAGCTACATTTAGCTTAGGTTTAAAAATAAGGTTTCCATTGCCATCCCTCTTGGGTATAAATCCAACCGTACAACGACAATTGATAGTAAACCCAGGAGGTGCGCTCAAATCCCCAGGTTGCATGGCTACTACGGGCTCACCCTTTTTGCCAGTTGAAGTAAAAGGCTCTTTGTAAGGAACTACCACACCATCCATCTCCCAATGGTCGAACTCATCCTTTGGTATCCTCCTTGTCCTATTGTCCTTAGCGCTAATCCATATTTTGTCCACCTCAAAATTGTGAGCTTGAGCCCCCATCATTGCGGCCATATTACTCGCCCTCATCACCTCAGTCCTAACTATCCTCCTCGCCCTAAAGGCTGCATATGCCAATTGGTCATCGCTAAGTATTTGCTTGACTATCTCATCCACACCCAATCCATCCTCAATAGCCTTACTCACAATAGCCAAAAGCTTGTCCTTAGTTGTTTTAGTTATGTCCGAAACCAAAACAAAGCCTTGTTGCATAAGGAAAGTAAGTATCTCTTTTGTCCACTCCCTATTAAAGCCAAAAGTCTCACCTTTACGGTTAGCCTCTATCTTTAACATCCTATAAGTGGCATTGCCAAAAAGGATGGTTGCTTCCTTATATAAATCCTCAAAGACCTTAATTAATTCTTTCTCCCACAAGTCAAGTCCTAACCTTGTCCTTGCCACATCCACACCATAAAGCTCAATATCTTTAGCAAAGCGTTTAAATTGTTTGAGTATTGAGTCTTTAGTCGCATTGAAGTATTTGCTATCCAATTGCGCCCTTAGTCTCTCCACTTTCCTCCAATATTCTCGCCTTTGCTTCCCATTCATTTTCAAGTCGTTTACGATAACCCTCCCTCACCTTATCCATCATCCTCTTCTCTATCAAGCAAGTCCTCTCGCTTGGTGTTTTAGGATATTTGGTCATCACTATTGTCCATATCTCCGTTTTGGTCATTGCTCATACTTTGGTCATTGCTAACGCTCAAATCCATCATTACTTGCTCCAAAGGTATCAACCCTTGATTGACATAGCTATACTCATAAGCACCACCTCTCTCCTCATAATTCATAGCACTCCTCTTCTCATCAAATGTCAACCAGTCGGCCATCCTTAGTTGGTTAACCATTTTCTCGAAGTCTTGTTGCATCTCCGGTAGGGCCGTGATGTCAAAGTCTATATAAACATCCTCACCAAACCTTGGCACTAACCACTTGTTCAACTCATCCCTCAATTGACAATTGAGAGGCATGATGGTATTTGTAACCAAATCCCTCATTGCATTTGAATAGTTATTATATGAGCTGCTATCCGTGTCAAACAAGACAACTGGCAAACCAAACAATCTACACCATTGGTGAAGGGTCATCTGCATTGTCTTAACCAACTCCATATCCACACTACTCAAACCAAAGTTTAAATAATCCCAAGGAGTTTGGAAAACACCAATAGCACCCTTTTGGTCTTTGTTATTAACCCTATCATTGACCATCCTTTGCACCAAAGAGGCTTGTTCCGGTGTCAAGGTTGGGATAGAATTATTAATGGCTTTAGGCACAATAGCACCTTTAGCTCCTCCATTGGCGGTCATGGCGGCACTCGCATCGGCGGCATTATTGCTCATCCTCAATAACTTCCAACCTGGCCTCAATGGTGACAAGCCCCTCAAGTGTGTCCTTGTGTCGGCGTTAAACTCTGGGTTCCAACTCTTCCATTGGCACACCACATCTTTTGGTAGATCAATACCCGCTCCAACCATCAACTTGTAACCCAATATTCCATACAAATCCTTTGGGTCGGGGTAAATGTCCAAGAACTGGGTTGGTAATACGTTAAGCTCAACGAACTTTCCTCCCTCAACTCCACCGTCATTTCCATATATGTCCCCTTCTCCAGATAATATACGATAACCATATAGATTCTCAAAAAATTGGTCTTGTGCTTGTTGTGGGTTAGGTTGTTCCAAAAGTTTAGCAAGAGGTGAGTTAGTCACCATGTTCTCTTCGTATGCATTCTTACGCCTAAGCAAAGCTTGTTCGTAAGCGCCCTTATGTTGTAAACCTTTAGTTAGTTGCTTGTATTGGTGCAAAGATGTTTGTGCCTTCTCCCCTGGTTTCATCTTATACACATACCAAGGAATAGAAGCCGCCTTCCTTGCCAAAAAGGATACAATAGCGTAAACATCGCTATTACTCAAGTATCCTTCCGCGACATAACTATCGGCACCATATTGCTGAAGGACGGAGTTATTAATGCCTTGTATCTTTGGTTGGTTAACGGGATAAGGATTTAAACCCTTACGCTTCATGTAACCCTCTACAAACCTATCTATGATTCCCATATTATATCATGCCCCAAGTTAGTTGAGGCGCATTTAATTTCGTAAATACTGCGTATCTAAGAGAGTCGCAAAGGTGGTCATTAAACTTAACTGGCTCATCCAACTTCTTGCCATTCCTATCCGTTTTCCATTTATAGTTTCTTAATTCCTTCACTAAGTTATGACTTTTCTCCGTCACATACATCGGCACACTTTTAATCTTCTTAATACCTTCGGTAACATCCTTGTTGCTTGGTTTGGCATTTAGACCACAACGACAAAGCTCCTCAATGGTTTTAGGCTCTGCACTATCGCAAAAAATCTCATCATATTGAGATATCCCTAAACTCTTAACCTTCTCAACCAAGTCGTTAGTCGTTAGCTTTGTCTCGTAAATAACCTCATCAACATAAATACCTCCCTCATAAAAAACCACTTTGGTCATGGCAGATGGATTGTTAAAACCAAAATCTAAGCCATAAACAACCTCACCTTGTGGCAAGTCATGGCAATAACGCCAATGAGTGTAAATGGTGTCGTGTAAGTTGCCCTTTTGACCAAGGCCATAGATTAACCAGTAATTCTCATCGGCATCCTTTAGCCTCTCAATCTCTTCAACCAACTCTTTTGGTAGAAAAGGATTGTCTTTATATGTCGTTATGTAAAAGTCGGCATCATCACGAGGTATCACCTTATCAAATACCCAATGGTACTCATCCGATGGGTTATAGTCCAAGATAATCTTACTTTCTGTCCTCATAGTGAGCTGCACCCATGCCTCATAAGACATCTCGGTACATTCGTTCATGAATAGGTATTGCCTCTTACGACCCCTTATCTTGTGTGGCTGATCAACGCTCACGAACTCAACCAAGTTGCCATTTAGGTTGTAAGTTTGCTCGGTCTTATTATGGTTATCCTCCGAATAGATGCCCAATTTTAGTAATATTTCGATAAAATCACGCAACACCGACCCTTTGATAGATGGTAAGCTTTGCCTTACAATAGACAAAGTTTGCCCCCTTTCTTGGAGCAATTTGACTATGAACCAAAGGATAATGTTGTAGGTTTTGCCCGAACGGCTACCACCTTGCATCACGGTTATCCTCTTATCACTTGTACGCAGTATGTCAAAGACCTTGGATGTCTGTATTTTTGGCCTCATCATTTTTCAGTCCATTTATAACCTCTACGGTCAGTCCACTAATGCTGCCTTCAATTTTAGACTCAACTCTTTTTACTGGCTCACCGAAAAAATACTTAGTGTATAATTCCACGGCCTTCATATCTCTTTTCTTCAAATTAGCCTCCATTGCCTCATACCACAAAGGCTCAAGAGGACTTAACCTCTCAAGCAACTCCTCCTCCGATTTTCTCCTTGGCCTTCCCGACCCTGGTCTTGGTCCACCCCATCCTGCCATCTTGATAAAATTTGGTTAAAAAAGCCTTTAGTGTTGATGTATCACCTCCATATTGTGCGTAAAGCCCTTCTCGTCCTTTTTATCGCGCTCAAATATCCTAAGCTTTACCCACCCATCCTTATTAGGCAAGGTGTCTAAAAACGCCTTAAAATCGCCTACATTCACATTAAGCATGAGAGAGCCATCTCTCTCGTTCTGCCTAAAGTAAAAGCCTTTCTTTTGCATATAGTAAAATTAAATGTTTTTATTACATCAACTAACTCAATTAACATGGTTTGTTAATAAATCGGAGTTATGATGCAATCATATCTATTTTGGATATCGTTTATTATTATGTTTGGATTAATAATGTCGTTGACCATTATTGAGAGCTTTATTTCGGTGTAGTTGTTCTCTTTTAGTTTTTCCATTATTTTACCATAAGGGATGGATATTATTGGGTCATCCATCTCAAGCATATTAGCCACGAATCTCGTTGAGTGTATCACGGTGGTATGGTCTTTGTTTATGGACTTACCTATCTCACCCAAATTATAGTTCAAAAACCTCCTTGAAATATAGCAATAGATTTGTCTTGCTACTACGGTCTTTCTGAATCTCTCTTTACCGATAATTTTCTCCGGTGTGGTATCCATGACCTCGGCACAAATTCCTAATAACATTTTAAGCTGTTCCATGTTTTTCATCTTTTTCTTTCTTCCCCCCCCACCTCTATTTTTTACCTTTTTAACTTTTTCACTTCAAAATATGTAAAAAATATGGTACAAGTGGTACAAGGATTATAAAGTATTATAAATCAATAAGTAATAAAAAAAGCAAAATGGTACAAAAGTGGTACAAAAGTGGTACAAAGTAGTACAAAATCAAAAATCTAAGGGTAAACTACTAAATCTTATAGCTATTTTACCTCTCTCAACCTGATGTTTTTGTTCCAAATACTCAATTCCATACAATTCTGTACCACTTTTAATTCCCCTCTTGTACCGTATTCTGGTATAGTCTTTTTTATCCATTCCATACATATTTAAGAACTCTTGATGCAATTGGTCTATACTCACCCAATCACCATTTTTGATGATTTCCTCAAAGTGTTCTACGAACTCATCACCAAACTGATTTTTAAGGGCTTTCCTTGCCATCTTTTCACTAAATGGTATATTGACTACACCATTAGCCAAATAGTCGCTTAAAGAGAAGAATAAGAGGTTATAAAACCTATTCCATTCATCTTTATCCCAATCATCAAAAAGTTTATGTCCAAACTCATCCTCTGGGGTCTTGGTTGCACCAAAGTATGGGGCAAACTCAAAGACTCTTTGTCTCCTTTTGGCATGGATACCATTTTGTGGGATAGAGTAGTTAGTGGTAAAAAGTATCTTAGGAGAGTCCTTATAGGGTATAAAGAGCTCATCCTTGTTCTTTTTCTCTACGGTTATACCTTCGGTTATAATGCTATAAAATCCCTCAAAATCTACCTTTTTACGAGTATCCTCTATGGCTACTATTCGAGTGTCAAGGTCAACCCGTTGGAAGGCAAAGTTTTTGTCAACCTTAAAGTTCTTACCATCAACTCGGATGGTTTTGACTATGTAACTAAGAGCTTTGACAAAAATACCCTTTCCGGTACCTCCTCCTTTCTCCTCATTGTCGGTCTCCTCGGCTAAAATTACGGCGAATGGTCTTGCGGGGTCTTTGTATTGGTGCAAAAGGTAACCGATAAGGCTAAGAGCGTACATATACTTCTCGGGTGTATCTCCACTAATACGCTTTAGAAACCTAAAATATTCAATACTCTCTGGGTCAATACCATCTTGATCCACATGAATAAAGTGGTTGATAACTTGTGTTTTCCAAATAACCTTACCTAATTCGCCATAGGTAACAAGTTTTATATCATTTTTGGTAATTTGTACCACTCCATTGATAAATGGAAAAAAAGCAATGTCTTTGGTGTCTTTTAGAAAGTCAATATCTGCACGAGTAAAAAACTCAAAAAAGGCATCACTAAATAGCGAGATGGCATTTTTATAGACCAACTCCAACAAATCTTGTGGGGTGATACCGCCATCAAAGCTATCTGGGAGTCTATCAATATAGTCCTTAATAAACTTTTTTACTTGTTCACTTGATGCCTCCTCAACAAAACCATCTTTTATTCTAACCAACCTATAAGAGGTGGATTGTTTATCGTAGAAATAAAGCCTAAATCCTCCTTGCTCGGTTAGGAATATTTGAAGTTTGTACTTACTAATTTGTGGGTTACCATTCTTATCAATGTCCCAAAAGGTACAAATCTTGTCCCCCCACCTTTGTTCAAGGTCATCAACTATCTCTTTAGCGTTGGTGAGGTCTTTATCATATTTTTTTACCAAAATGGTAATTAAGTCATCATTGGTAGCACCATCCTTTTTTTTCTCAAATAACTCTTTTTCAAGTTTATCACCGAAGTTGATACGCTTCTCACCATAGCCATTTTCGAGTAGCTTTTTAGCGCTCTTTTTCCAATCTCCATTACACTCCAATATGGTGAAGACATGAGCCAATTTATAGCCTTTATTTGGCTCAAAAGGTGTATTGGTAGAGAACACGGAAAATAGACCAAGAGACTTATTAAATGAGCCGGAGTGAGAGGATGTGCCACCAGGGCGTAGGTAATAATCCCTCTCACTATTGCTTTTAACTATTTCCCAACCATACCCTTCTAATAACCCTCGCAAATCCCCTCTTTTGTTATAGTCATCAAAAGGTGAGACTCCATAATCTTTAGTGCTTGGCCTATGGTGTGCTTCGATTACCACCTCATCAATAACCTCATTAAATGCACCCATAACCTCAAATAGTTGCATTCTTTCCTCTACACTAAGCACATTAATACCCTCTTGCAAGATGGTGTACCCTTCACTTGGGGGTGCTACAACGTAGCCACCCTCACCACGAGTCTCAATGATGCAATAAGTCTTATTGTGAGGGTTTTGTGTTAACTCTTCCGGAGTGGCATGGCGAAGAGCCAACTTTTGGTTTCCTTGTATGCATTCGCAACGATAATATAAGTGCTTACCATTTGATTTGGTGTTGACAATATGAAGCTTTTTGTAGATGTCTTGAGGGATTGCCTTTTGTATCTCCTCCCAAAGAGGGTAGGTCTCGTATTTAGTGTCTATGTCAATGACCTCAAGGTTTGAGGAGACACCACCACAAATAATAGCCATCCCTTTGGCTCGTGGGTCGGACATTTGCTTGTCGAACTCCTCTTTTGTTATTTGTCGTGTCTGGTATTCTTTCCAAGGGTAAAGTGATTGTTTTTTATCATTAACGGCAATAGCATTAATGCCTAAGTCTAAGTAGTTCATTAAGTAAAAAGTTTATAGTTGCGAAAGTATGTCTTTAACTTGACTAACTGACCTAACGACATGAGCCGGAACACCCATCGTGTTCAATCCTTCAATGTGATGCTCCTGTAGTTTGCTCACTCGGCCTTTATCGGTCTTAACCTCAAAGAATATTACTTTGCCATCTTTTAGTGCCATAAGGTCAGGCATCCCTGGCTTTGAGGTATTGATAAGCTTAACTACAAACCATCCCTCATTGATGAGGTGAGCGCGGATCGCGCCTTGTATTAGTGATTCTCTCATATTGTTCGATTGTTTTAAATATTTGGTAAACTACTTGAGGAACTATTGCATTTCCTCCGGCTTTGATTGATTCATTTCTCCATTTAGGAAAGGTAATAGAGTCCAATCGGTCGGAAATCCCATCATCTCCAGAACAAATTGGGGAGACAGTTGGGAAGGTTTGCCAGTCATTTCTCTTGTCATTTTTACTAATGAATCTTGATTTTCCAGACCAGTTACTTTCTCTCCGCAATCCGATGCCATCGGAGTTGGCAGACAACCGCTCCCCATCGCCATCTGTCTCAAACTCATTTGCAAATTGACTCCTTTCTGTTGATGTCTTTCTTTTCTCGTTTGATAAGTTTCTGGTTTCGTTCCTGTGTTCCAATCTTGTGCATTCGGTGTCGGCAACATTCCCATTTTGGCTATGTCGTTGAGACTCGGGCCAAACCTCATCCCGTCCTTTTGTCTTATGTTCACAAAACTTCCATTGATTAGTTTCAATTCCTTCCCGCTGTTCAAATTCTCCGCCATTCCATCCATTGTTTTTGGAGTGGGCAACAAACCAAACTCGGTCTCTTCGGTGGGGTGCGTTGACGGAAACAGCTGGAAGTACAAACGGTTGTACTTCGTACCCTTCAGCTTCCAAGTCAGCTTGCACCTCGTGGAAAACCAACCCTCCTGACCAATTAACAAGGCCGAGAACGTTTTCGCCCACGACCCAACGTGGCTGAACCTCTCTAATCGTTCTAAGCATTTGCGGCCAGAGGTGTCTCTCATCCTCTTTGCCAAGTCGCTTTCCTGCACTTGAGTATGGTTGACATGGGAATCCTCCGGTGATGATGTCAATTTTTCCTCTGTGAATAGTAAAATCTGTTTTGGTGATGTCATCGTAACTAATTGAATTAGGCCAATAATATTTTAATACTTGCTGTCCAAATTTGTTCCACTCACAATGGAAAACATTCTCCCATCCCATCCATTCGGCAGCCAGGTCAAAGCCTCCAATGCCACTAAATAATGAGCCATGTTTCATACCACCTCCATTAGTTTATCCATGAAATTGACTCGCAGCTCTTGAGGTATCATTGATGGCTTTGGCTCAACGCTAAATTCTATTTGCCAATCCTTCTCGGTGAACGTACTAACGCAGAACGTACCCTCAAGATAGCCTCTATGCACCTCACCATCCCACTCTTTGATAAGTGACTCCTCCTCTTTGGTTGAGAGGTCATCTATGTCAATTCTAAATCTTATCCAAAAGTGTGCTCCTTTTGCATAGCCATAAAGATTGGTAATGCCTTGTGTGTTGCTAATAACAGTGGCTTTCCACTCTAAGAATTGATTTGTTTTGTCAACCCAATAGTCTATATCTATTGAGGAACGGAGGCCGAGATGGTAATTAAGTCCCGATGCGTCTACGTCGAACTTTGTCGTTTTGAAGTCCATTTAGTGATAGTTTTAAGTGAATAAACAATTTCTAAAAGTATAAGCAAAAGCCCAGCGATTGGTAAACTTATGCAAAAAAACCAAAAGTAAGCGAAAATTGTCTTTATCATAATCAATAATTAATCGGTACAAAAACCAGCTTGACATCCGGCACCCTCACCAAAATCAAAGTCCATTTGTAAGCCAACATTTAATATTTGCTTATAACTCATCTCCTTTTTCCACCTCTTTTTATCATTCTCTTGATCGGCAAACCATTGCATTTTTTGTGGGTTATCCTCCCAATTTTTACGCAGTTGGTTAATACTTTTCCAAAAACATCCTACACAATTAGAGTCGGTTGGGAAGGTTAAATTAGTTGAATTAGCCCAATTAACAACTTTTGGATGTATAATTTTATCATTTACCATAGGAAAAGCGGCCTCTCTCCACTCTATTTCCTCCCATTTATTGCGTGTACCACGACTACCAACTATGCCTTTAAATGTGTTTTTTATCCTTTCTGCCCTTTCCATCTCATCATATCTAATGCCAATGTTCATAATAACTTTCTCATTAATATTCTTATACCACCAATCAAAAATGGGTCTCATTTTCATTTCTGTTGTGCAAAATCTCCACATTTGGTTGGGCAATCCTTTGCCTCCTGTCATTTTTTTATTTACTTTCTCAAATGAGTGACCAGTTACCCAAATAATTTCTTTACCCATCATTTGTTCTAAATCTCGCAAGACTATTAGTGTTTTATCATCCTCGGCTGTTGCGACAAACTCTTTACCTATCTTATTTGATACATATTTAATAATAGAGTCATCTTTAGGCTTACAAGATATGTCTTGTATTGTAACCAATGCAAATATGTAATAATCGGCGGGATAGTGAATAGCCATGTAAGAGCTTGTCTTACCACCGGATAAACTGTTAATTTTTATCACAAAAAATCATTTTTAAAGTACCTAATGGTATAATCCTTCTTATCACTCACCGCTTTGTGTATTTTATCCTCAATGCCATTTACCGAAAATAGCCAATGTACCTTACATTCCAACTCTTTATCCCTTGTTTGTATCCTAGCCCTTGTCTGCCAATAGGAGGTAGCTGAAAAGTCTATATTATACATTATAAGAGCCTCTGCAGATTGTAAGTTGATACCCTCCCTACCACTTACAATTTGCGAAATGAAAATACCCCTACTTGCCCTTTCAAATTCCATTGCATCGTCAAAAACTGGTTCATCAAACAATGTCTTTAGTAATAAGCCCTCTTGCTTGAACTTATAAAAGATAGCGTATTTTTTAAGGTATTTAAATCGTTCTTTTATATAATCTACCTTACTATTATCAATAATACGACTCTCTCGCTCCGGCTCATCAATGATAATGGTACCACTATAAATTTGGTGAAGCTTTTGCATGAGCTTAACGGCTGTCTCGCATATCACCTTATCACCATCGGCATTAGTGACCACTTTGTCATTTTTAAGCCTATTTGCGAGTCTATACGTTGAGTCCATCATTTTCACATAATGTATCTCCTCATCTACAAAAGATGTAAACCCAGCTTGTTCTTGGGTGAACGAGATAAATAGGTGTGCGCAATGCTCTCTAACCTTTTGATGGTCGGCGTTCTTATAATCATTGAACGATTGTCCATTTATCATCACTTTCTTGATCGCCACAAACTCATGCGCCCATTTGTAGAAGGTAGGCCACTTTTTGAAGGGAGAGAAAGATGAGATAAAGAACTGGTGGTACAATTGACTATACGATTCTGGTGATGGAGTACCAGATAAGTATATAATTTTTTTATCCTCACAAATCCTTTTAAGCTCCTCGCACCTATTACTTTTCATTGGAAACGCTCCGATGCTATGCGCTTCATCGCAAATGACCAAATCATACTCATCTTTAACCTTGTGCAATTGCTCGTAGTTTACCACATTTAGTAAAATTTGATAACCAAGGTCTTTTGCTTGTAATACAATATCATCAATGGCTTTTTTCTTGGTCACAAATAAAACATTCTTAGCTCCTGCTTTGTAGGCAGTAACTATAGATGTAAGAGTCTTTCCGGTTCTTGGCTCCATTGCTAAGTAAACCAATCCATGCTCTTTTAGTATTTCAACCGCCTCATCACTAATTCTAACTTGATAGTCGCGTAAGGTCATAATACATAAGTTTTATCCGGATTCTCACCACTCCTTGGATTGCGCCTATACTCGTACTTAGGGAAAAACTCATCAAAGCTCTCTTGGTGAGCCCATATTCCTGGGAATATCTCAAAAAACCATTTACCATCCTTTAGAGCCCAATGCGCATTTTTACGCATTAGGTTCTTTTGGATGTACTCGGTTACCGAATTGGTAATTTTCATTTTTTATGAGTTAATTCGTAAGAAAATTTCTTTGGCTTAATGTCATCGTTTATGCTTTTCCATAGCTCATAAGTGGCATTGAAAAGCTTTATCTCTTGTGTTGTGTCCTCTTTGCTTACGAATTGCCAACCCACTCCTTGAATGTCTCCTTTCTTTCCTCTTGTCCTTGTTTTAGCATTGAGCCACAAAATAGCTACCTCATCAACGAGAACTCCACCTTTTGCCAATAGCTCACGATAGGCGGCAAGTTGCAGCCAATAGGAGGGATAGATACTACCAGAGGTCTTAATGTCCACAAGATAGGTCTTACCATCAATACTTAGGATACGATCAAGAGTCCCAGCATAGCCAAGCTCACTACTTACCATGTGTACTTCTATCATGTCAATATTTGGCTTATGGTTCTCGGTAAAGTCAACATACCTCTCAAACATACTCCATTCGAGCATTTTGTACTTTGGACGGCCATTCTCATCAATATAACTAACCTCTTCACCACTATCATACCTTTCGGTAAGCTCATGCACCAGGCTTCCTCTCCTTCCGGCCTCATCACGGATGGCATCGGCATCGCCTCCGACATCTTTAAGCCATTTAAAATAAGAGGCATCTTTAGGGTATGCTTCTAAGATTGTTGTGACGGATGGAACGTAACCACCCTCACTTGTGCCATAAAAACGAGTGTCAATAAACTCAATGCGACCTTTCTCTTGGTCAATGTTAAAATTTTTCATGTTGCTTAATTTAATGTTTAAAAAATGGCCGACCATGCTCGGCTAACACATTGGATGTAATTAAAAAGGAAGGTTAATAATACTTTTTGCTTTTTGATAAAGCCATTCAATTCTATCGGTATCATCCCATTGCTCCTTGCCTTTGACCTTCACTTTCACCATGTCTGGCATCCCTTTAGGGTTGTCTTTGGTATAGGCGTGTTTAATGGTTTGACCACTTTGCTTGAGAAAGATAACCGACTTTTTCTTGTCCCCATCAATGATGAGGGCGGGGTTAATCTCTACATTTTGCCCAAGGTCAACATTAGGCAATGTTTTGAGAAAGGTGGTTGAGTAACCAGAGGAGAAGTTCATCTCTAAGATACACTTTTGGTCACTTCCGGCGTCTTTGATGGTAACGAGTAGGAACTTGCCATAATCGTTCTCTTTAATGTCAAGATTGACAATATGACCCATTACTCCAGTAAAAAATAGCTCATGCACTTGTTTGCCAGTTTTTGTGGTGCGTTCAATGGCGTTTGGTGTTCCCGCATCAACGCGGCGGCAGAGCTTACCATTGCTAATAGATAAAAATACCACGTTTTGTCCTTGACTTGAATTTGTCAACATTTGTATTGGTTTTGGTGATTAAAAGAATGTTTTGATAATATCCATTTTTTGCGTGTTTGGTAGTTGGTGAGCATGGTGGCCACTCTTTGTCTATAAGTGTTGTGGTCACTAATCTCTCCATATTTATCGCAGAATTGATCAATTAAAAAGACCACATGGTCAAGCTCATCGTATCCCATTTGATAGATAGCTAAATCAATTTTGTTTACATCATCCCAAAAGGATTTGGGGATAAGATACTTTCGGAACCGTGCCTCTGCTTTTAGAGGTGGTAGGTATTCCCTATTTCTTTTGAACTTAGATATTAAAGATATTATTAGCATTACCGATGCTAACGTAACCAGTATTAAAATTGGCAGCATAGTCCATGAGTTTTTGGGTTATTAAGCGATGGTTCTTGAGTGTTATTTTGCCCGTCTTTTCGGCTCTATTGATAGTGCCAATAGATAGCCCCGTCATGTCGGCGAGTTGCGTTTGCGTTAAGTTTAATGCTCTTCTTGTTTGTCTAATATCCATCTTTTAAAAGTTTAGGTTTCCGGCCAAGACAAGGCCAAATGTGAGAATTGTAAGTACAATCATGAGGTAAGTAAAGTCTTTGTTTTTCATTTTGTGTGTTTTTTAGTGTGATGTAAAACTAATCAAACTTTTGATATAAAAAACTATTTTTAGTAATTTTTTTTCTATTTTTTGTAAGTTATTGATTATCAATAACAAAAAAAAGCCCCTTGTAGAAACAAAGGGCGAAAAAACACTAAAAAAGCAACAATTACTGACTTTGTAAAGGTATTGTATCCTTATTATCAACCCGTCTATAACCTTCGTGCCAAAGGGTGTTTGTCAAAATAATACTATTCTTTACGACTTCCTCCTCACTATCCATTGGGTATAAAATATGCAAACACTCATGTATCAAAATCTCAAGGTGCTTCTTACCCTTTATCCTCTCATCCAACTCAACCAATCCCTCAGAGTGAGCCATGCCCCAAGCCTTTTGCCTACCAAGCTTTGTATATTTAACCTTTATCCTTCGCATACTTTTTATATATCATGAGTAGTGACTCATCATCTATTCTCTTGCCTCCTCTAACCATTGCCAACATCTTTTTAATTACTTCCAAATCCTTGTCCAGTCTCATAAATAAAGTACAAAGTAGGGCCTCTTGTTCATCTATCTTCATATTCTTTCTCTATTAGTATTTGTAAATAGTGCAATGCTTTTTTTAAATCCTCTAATCCGTTCTTATGTTTGTGTCTCATTACATACTTAATGATATTGCCCTCAATGAAACCAATCTCATTGTCATAAATAAAATCAATTGGTTGTATCTTATGCCTCTTATAATGAGAGCCTCCTTCTTGGTGGTCTAATGCACTCATAATACTTTCCCTTTAAAAATCCTCTTGTTTCTTACATCAAAGCTATCACCATCAATGTCAACCATTGCAAAGCCGTGATTCCATTTGTTAATTGGCAAGTAGGCAGGGTTCAACTCGGACAAACATCCCAAAGAGAATGTTGTCACTATTTCCCCATTCATATTGCTCTCCGTGTGTTCGCTTGTCTGGTGGTTGTGGCCTTGCATGGCACTAACCTTACCTCTTAAGAACAAACCACGAGCAATATTAACAGGGCTAAAGACCGATCCACCAAACTCGTGTCCGTGGATGATATTAAGAGCACCAGCTTTAATGATACGCTTGTCTTTAATTATCTCTATTCCTTCCGCTCTTGACTTGATGATGTTCTCAAGCTCAAACTCATCTACTCCATTTAACTCCCCCGCTTTCATCCAAAGGTAATGAAAGTAGCGCTCCTCGTGGTTACCAGTCTTAAAGTAAATTTGACATTTGAACGTATCTTTTAGTACATCCATGAACTCTTTAAAAGCCAATAGCTCATGTGCAAATGACCTGGCTTTTGGGTCTTTCACAAAGCGGCTCAATTGGAAAAAGTCAATTGTATCTCCATTGAGAAGGATAGCATCTGGCTTCTCCTTTTTTGCGTAGTCAAAAGCCGCGGTTAAAGCGTCGATTGAGTGATAAGGTATATGAATGTCGGAAAGTACCAATAATCGCTTGGCTTTAATTACATATGGCTCATAATTAGCCTCCTCCGACTTAGGTAGGTTGTATGGGTTGCGTGGTCTTTCATCTACTAATTTTCTAACTCTATCTCCATTTTTACCATGCTTACCTTCAATAGCTCGTAGAGTATCTCTTGACCTTTCAACAGTATTAAATAGCAATGGGTTCTCCTTTTGCATGATTCTTGCTAATTTAAGGGTAGGCATCTCCCAACCATATTTTTTGCGGTATTCCTCGGCAACATTGGCTTTGCTAAAAAGTGGGTTGTTCGCCATATTAAGGGGTTTTAAAGTACAAGTTAGCCTCGGCCTCTCGCCTCCTCGTAAGCCCATTTAATACTTTGCCACTTGATCGGTTCCATTTCATGAACTCTTGCCTAATGGTGGGGTCGTTTGGGTTGGCGTTCACTTTCTTTAGCAATGTGCTACCGCTAAAGTTGCCAATGCCGCAATTATATGCAAAAGAGAGTAATGCCGACCTTTGGTTGTCATTTATATGCGATTTGATATACTTAGCCATCCTATTGGCAAATTGCTCGGCTACCTTTGCGAGTAAGAAATCGGCTCTATCTCTTGTTATTTTATCGCCCATAAGGACTGGCTTTCCATCCTCATAGAAGGTGTTCCCGAAGCCAATTGTGACCTTTCCGGCAGGGCATTTGTAGGCGCTTAGACTCAATCCCTCAAATTGCTTAATAATGTCCAGATTAAGGCTCATTTTTTAAGTTTTAAGTACAAGTAAGCACCTATGCCCAAAAATACAACTATAAGCCAACCAAAGGCCTTATTTGCCCTTCCTTTCCAATTGTCAGCCTCTACTTTAGAACTTGTGAGCTCGGCTTGTAGGATGTTGACCCGTGCATTATCAACTATGTATCGTTTGATAGTATCATGGATGGTGAGCGTTTTTGTCACCACATTTGTACTCCACTTAGTGATATAAGTAGTATCATTGAACACCTTAACCTCCAATTGCTCATCCACAATGGTTAAAGTGTCCACTTTTATCGTTGTGTCGCTTTTGGTGATAATAGTTGTATCGTTAGCGCAAAGCCCAGCCTTAATAACCTCTTTGGCAACCTGGTCAAACATAGTTCTATTATTTAGAACTTTTTTAACCGGATTGCAAGAGACAAATAGTAAGAGTATTAAGCTAATTCTTATCATCTTTCCTGAATATTTTCTCAATAGAGGTAAGGCCAAGGCATCCAAACGCAAGAGAGGCTACCGCATACACGAGAGCCTCACTTGGTTTGGTTTCTTTAAACGAGTTATGGTACATAGTAACGCAAAGCATCACTA